CTTGACGATCATTTTGTAGTTGTACTGCGGGTGGATCGCTTGCCCGAATGTCGACAACTGGTTCATCGTCGACTGCTTCATTCCGAAGATCGCAAGCTGGCAGGTCCCGTAGGCCGGGTCCCCGGAGACGCGGACGCGCGCCACGACCCGGTGGCGCGTCAGCTTCACCGTCATCGGCCCAACGAAGGTGACGTTGATGTAGCGGCGGGTGAAGATCATCCGACCAGCCCAAGCGTCGTCAGATCATCCGCGCTCAGATACCAGAGCTGAAACCTGTCGGATAGGCCAGTGTAGACCGGGTCGTCAGTTCCGCGCGAGTCGACAAACGTGAAATCCCCAACGAACCCAAGGTACTCCGAAACGACCAACCGAACGCGGTCGTGGCACAGCACGCCCCCGATCACGAGAACATCATTCGCGTACAGGTCGAAAAAGAGGCCGTACCGACGCTGGTAGATCTTGAGCGAGCAATCCTGGTTCGCGATCGTGGTCCGGAGGAATTGCGATGGTATCGCCTGGAGCTGGAGCAACTGCATCTATTGCACCGCCAACAGCGCGCCGAAATCCGTCGGCGAAACGAGGCCACCTGTAAGATCAGCCGGCCCGCTCGCGAGCGGCGCGCTGGAGAGCAAGCTGTTCTGCTGCGCCGCCGCGGTGTCGATGCTCGACTGCGTTGGCGCGACGTCGCTCCCGGCCTGCACGTTCCCGCCGTTGACGGTGGCGTCGCCGCTTGGGGACTGAGCGTTCCCGTCAGACGCCCCGGCCGTCACGCGAACCTCGAGAAGCCAGAGGTCGATCTGAAGAAGGCCAACCCCGTCGTGTGCCGTGCGCGAGAAATCGTATCTTTGCACATTGACGGAGGTGTAGATCTTCTCCGGTGTCGCGATGTCGTAGAGGTTCAGGTCGCCGGCAATGGCGGACACCGAGTTGAGCAGCGCCGCGCGGTTCTCGGCGGAGCCGCCGGCCGCAAACCGGACGCGCGCCACGAACGGAACGTCCACCTTGTCGTAGCTCTCGAACCCTCCGCGCTCGATCGGGTAGTCCGCGATCGCCCACTCTCGGTGGAAATCCAGGGCCGTGACCGTGTCCGCCACGACGACCGGCGCACCAAACAGGTCGTAGACGCCCCACGTTGGAGCAAGGCTCAGGCCGAAGTCTGTGAGCGTATCCTCCTGGAGCAGGAAGATCTGCTCAGCGGCGGCCTCCGCCGTCCTAAGTAGCGGTGGCAGACCCGGCGCGATCGGAATGTCGTACGGGCCAAACATCATTCAGGCCCCGTGTTCGATTGAGCAACGTCCGGCGTGTTCGCCAAGACTCCGCGCACGCTCGTACCGAGCGCATACGGGTCGTTGCTCGGGGCGTGCACGTGGACCTCGCCGATATTTGTCTCCGTCGTTGTCGTGACGGAGCGCGCCGAATTATTGACGTCCCCCGTGCGGACCGGCGAGTTGGGCGCGATCGACGGAAGGCGGCGCAAGAAGCTCTCGGCGGCCCCAACGTCCCCAAAATGAGGGACCGCTGGCCTGAGATACCCTTGCTGAAAGGCCATCGCCTTCTGGCCCGCGCTCAGATTGGGATCCGTGAGCGCGCGCCAAACGCGCGGGTAGTTCTTCTTCAGGTTCTGGATGAGGAACTGCGTCTGCAGCCGTGGGTCCTTCCAGTCGCGCCCCGGGTAATTCTGGGCGAGCCACGCGGCGTAGTGATTCCACTCCGCGCCGCCCTCCTGGTAGAGGCCGTGCGCGTTCTCCGCCTCGGTGCCACGGAAGCGCGGCTGGTCGAAGTGCCGCAGCCAGGGCTTGAAGCCGGACTCCCGCTGCACGTTCGCGAAAATCGCTGCCACGCCCTTGTCGTCCGCGCCGGCCGCGCGGAACTGGTTCGCGATATCCGCCTGGACCTCCGCCTTGCCGGCATCGAATTTTCCCTCGATCCGCTGACCGGGGGAGGTTGTTCCACCTCCGCTGGGCGCTGCGGTCGGGCCGGACGAAGTGGATCCCCCCGACGCGCTACCCCTTGTAGATGATCCTCTATTATTCCACCAGTCCTTCAGGTACTGCACGCCCTTCTGAATATCGGTGTACGTGTCGCCAGAGAGATGGTTTGGGTCTTTGCGCGCAGCCTCGGGATCGCGGCCGAAGAAGTCGGCGATCTTGTCGAGATACCCGATAAACTTCTCGAGGCCGGGCGCGATGCGCTCCAGGATGACACGGCCGAGGCGGTCCATTTTGGCTGTAAGGTGACCCCAGGCGTTCGTGAGTTCATTCGCGGCCTTTACTTGGGCGTCTGTCGGCCCGAGCTTCGCCATCTCCCCCAGCTTGGCTTTCAGCTTGTCCGGCCCCTGAAGCAGGAGCGAGATCATGTCCGAGTTCATTCCCGGAACGCGGCCGAGAAGTGCCGCGGCGTCGGCGGGGTTACGGCCTGGTGCTGTCGCGTATCGCGACATCTGCAGCAGCATGCCGTTGGTGTCGAACTTTCCGTCCGGGCCGTAGGACAGATGGATCCCCATCGCAGCCAGAGAGGCGATGAGCTGCGAATTGACCGTTATCTTATTGTTGTAGAGGGCGCTCGAGAACCCGGCGACGGCGCTCTGCACATTGGCGGGGTTGGCCCCAAGCGTAGCGCCGGCCGCGCCCCAAGCCGCGAGGTCGCGCGCGCTGACGCCGGCCTGCTGCCCCATGCGGCCCAGCTGGGTGGTGATCTGCGTGATGTGCTCGGCAAACTGGGTGAGGCCCATCCCGCCGAGGAAGATCGCCGCGAGGCCGAGGAGCTTGCCCTGGACGGAAGTCAGTGTCTCGGAGAGCTCGTTGAAGTGCTTCTGAACGCCGCCCGTGTGCTTCTTGGACTCGTTCTCGAGCTTCCGCAGCTCCGAAATCGACTTCGTCGCCCCCTCCGAGAGCTTGGAGGGGTCGAGGCCGAGCTCGACGACGAAGGAGTCGATGATCGTTGCCATGGATTAAGCGCCCGGCCGATTGGCCTTCCGCTCGGCGTGCTTCTGGGCAGCCATGCGGTTGTGGGCGTCGACGCTCACGATCTCGAGCATGTCGTAAACGTCTTCCACCGAGTAGTACTCTTCGAGCTCGCGCAAGGTAGCCTTTCCGGCCGAGATTACTGCGCCGAGGGAGCGAGGGACGTTTCGGTACTCGACGAGTCCTGGGATGTCTTCGCCACCGACGTCTTCGAGGCCCTCGACATGACGTCGGCTAAAGAAAAACCCGTGTGGAGCTCGAAGACCTCCATCTTCAGCTTGATGCGTGTGGCGACTTCCTCGATGTCCTCCTCGACGAGCGCACGAGGACCGGCGGCAGCGCTCGGGATGATCTGCACGCACTCCATCATTTCGTCGAGGAGCGGCTGGACGCGCTCCGGATCCATCCCCATCAGGGCCTGCAGACCGAGGATGGCGAGGCCTGCCATCCCGGCCCCCTGGATATTTGGCGGCAGGTCCACGCCGGAGTTCGCGAGCGCGAAGAATGCCCGCATCGCCCACCGCTCGGCGCGGGCGGCCGACATCTCCGTGAGCAGGAACTTCTTGCCCTTGTCGCGGGCGTCGTCCGCGACCCAGTATTTCTCTTTGCGACCGGCCATCGGAAACTTCCCTCAGATGTTTTTGTTATGCAGCGATGTTCTGTGGCGTGACGGACTGCCACGTGATCTGGAAGCGCCGCGGTTGCAGGGTCCGCGCCGCGTTCGGCATCGTCGGGTAGCTCGTCAGCGCCCCCTTCACGAGCGAGAACTTCTGGCCGACCGAGCGCAGAAGGATCGTGCCCTGCGCGTAGAACGTGTCGATCTGCTTGCGCTGTGCAGCGTTCCACTGATCGAAGACGACGTTCGAGACGCTGTCCGCCATCAACGAGATTCCCATTGGGACGGGGTTGAAGACGAAACCGGCCGTCATGACCCCATCGACGCCTTGCGCGACCTGCGCCGTCGGGATCGGGTCGGTGGTGAAGATATCCTCCGCGGAGAACTGCTGGATCTGTGCCGGGACGTTGAACAGCCCCGGGATGGCCAGCATGAGGATCGCGTTTGCTGAAGTGATCGACGACATAACCGCTCGCTCCTTATTCGACGTCGATGGACGCGAGGGTGATCTGCTGCACGCTCTGGCCGTCCATGTACCAGAATGTGCACGGCGGCGATCCGCGCGCCGCGCGAACCTGCGGATTGGCGTCGAGAACCTGCAGATACCAGCCCTGCGAGCTCAAAACGTCGTCGATCTTGACGCCGGCCGCCGAGTTGACCTCCGCAATCTGAGCGTTGCTGAGTGTGACCCCGGCCCGGAAGGCACCGAAGTTCAGGCCCTGCTGGATCACGTCCAGGCAAGCGGCCTCGATCAGCGCATAGCCGGCGTCGTTGTACGGGATGGACTTCACCGTCGTCAGCAGAACCATCAGGGCCAGCTGGAACTGGTTGTTCATCCAGATCTGGTTGATGAAGCTGTCGAGCCACAGGAAATCGCCCGAGACCGAACCGTTGTAGAGGAACACGAAGTCGTCGTTCGCCGTTGCGTAGGCGCCATAGAAGTTATAGCCATTCGCGATGAGATTAAGCGCCGCCGTCGCGTTGGTGCAAGTCGCCTGGAGGCCGGACTGGCTCTTGAAGGCGAACGTGATGCGGCCATTGTGCTCCGTGAAGTCGATCGACGCCGCGGCTCCGCAGATGAAGGCCGCGTAGCTAGCGCTCGCCGCGGCGCTGCTCGAGAGGCCGTCGCTGGCGATGAGGCACACGCCGGAGAGATTGACGCCGTTCGGCCCAATGAGGTAGCCGAGCGAGTTAGTCGCCGGCACCGTGGTGGACGGCGCAATGTCCACGTCCCAGCAGACGTAGCAGTAGCGGTCGTTCTGCGCATTGGCCCACTCGGCAAAGAGGAGCTTGTTCGCGTTCCCCGAGACGTCCGGATCGAAGCACGTCATGAACGTTGCCCAATCCTGGGTGACGGCAACGACGCCGTCCATGAACGGCCCCGGCGTCGCGGCGTCGGCACCCTGCGAGATTATAGCCCCCGCGGCCTGCGTCAGCTTCAGGCTGGTCGCAAGCGCGTCCGTCGTGACGTAGGAGACCGTATGCGCGGCCCCCGCTGTGTTGCCGGTGAAGACAAACGCCTGGGCCGTGCTGTCGTACGAGACCGCAAACGGGGGCGTTGTGAACGCCGCCTCGATCAGCGTCGCGGCGTCCGTGAAGCTGGTGGCTCCAGAGAGATCGATCGAGGAGGAGGCGTGCGGCGTACCATCAAAGCTGATCGTCAGCACCCCGGCCGCGAGGGCCTTCAGCTGGTCGAGCGTGAGTCCGAGCGTTGCGCCTCGCAGATACGGGGCGACGCTCGCCGCCGGGTACTGGGTGAAGTAGACCTTCGAGGGCTTCGCATTCGAATTGTCGAAGCCATTGAAGTAGATCGTTGCAAGAGCATACTCCGTCGACGAAAGCCCGAAGTAGGACCCGACGTCAGCGGCCGTCGCAAACTCGTGAACGTCTCCGATCGGAACGCGCGACGAGGTCGTGAGGAGGACCGCGACGATGTCGAGCGCCCGGCCTCCGGCGGACAAGACGCCAGGATTGACTTTGACGATTTGATTCGCAGGAATCGTTCCCATTTACAGTCTCCGGTTTCGAGAGCCGCCTAGAGGCGTTCCTCGGCGGTTTGAGTTAATGTCACGGCGGATAGACCGCGTCCACGTCGACGAGGCCAACGCGCGCTGCGTCAGCAAATTCTTGCGGTGCAGTCACGACGGCATTGACTTGCAGATCAACCTCAACGATCCACCGATCCTCGTACTGATCCTCGGCGTTGACGAACGGGATCTGCTTCGCCTCGTCGGCGTGCAACGGCGAGATGGCCGGATTGATAGCCTTGAACTGCAGGACGGCCCATTCATCTCGAAAGAGCTCGCTCACCGTCTGGGCGTCGTCGGCGGGTCGCGTGTCCGCGCCAGGGCCGTGGAAGTCCAACTGCACGCGCACGCAATAGGGTGCGCTGGCCCCAATGGCCCCGCACCCCATTAGGGTGTCCGCCGGCACGGCCGCAGTCGTCGACAGCTGGTATGTTCCAATGCCCCCCGGAGCACCGGTCAGTTGACTTTGGACGAGGGTCCCTGCCGGCACTCCCGCGCCGAACAGCGTTCGGCCAAGAACGATCGTGCACGGGGTTCCGTCCGCAAACTGGACCTGGGTGGCC